ATTAATTTAACGACGACGACGAGTTGATTTTCTGCGGGTCTTTTTGGTTTTGCCTTTTGTTGTTTTTTTGCTTTTCATATGTTTCTTAGATTTTCTTTTCTTTTGCCTTTTACCACCACTGGAACCAGAATTATTTTCACCCGAATTATTTTCACCCGAATTATTTTTACTCGGTCTTATGGTAATTGCCACATTTGGGTTAGTGTTGCTTGCTATTTCTTTATCAAATTTATCTAATATGGTAATTGCAACTTTTGGGTTAGGGTTGCTTGCTATTTCTCTCTCAAGTTCACCTAATTTGGCCTTTGCAGTAATAATCAAACTTTCATAATGCTCTTTATGACCAGCTCCAGTCTCAGCCAACAACGCATTCCACTCAGCTATGTTTGCTGTTAACGCATCTTGTTCTTTCAATATAACATCTATATGTCTTGGCATTATAATAATATATATTACCAATATTTATATTTTTCTAAATAATAATTTATATTTTTCTAAGGAATAAATCTTCAATAGTATCAATATTAATATTAGGTAGAATAATATGTGATTCCCAAAAATATTTGCAATATAACCATTGGAAATCATAATCAAAATGATGGTCGTTTAGATATTGTATAATCGTTTTTGGCATATTTTTAGGAAAAAGGTCATACGACTCGGGGGGCAAGACGTATGCCAACTGAGTTGATGAAGAAACGCATTTATTTGAAACAACTTTATCAGCGAAGAATGATGTCTCAAAATATGGAATAAAATTATATAAATCTGCAAGCAATGGAGCGTAAGTGTAGTTATATTTCCACGATTTATCGATACATCCTACTGTATAATACGCAAACGTCCATTCGAGTGCCTCCAAAAAATTAGTACATATTTGCTTAATCCGTGTTTCATTATATTCTGTATGAAAACACGTCGCATAATATCTTTCCTCCCATTTATCTTCATTTGGATTAATAAATATTTCTTGTTCTCTATTTTGTATGGGAAGGGTTAATATCTTATATTTTATTTCATCCGCATTATTTGTTGGATAGACACGTTTAGATAATTTAGTACGTTCTTTATCTTCGTGTATAAACATATCCCGTTCCATATTTTTTAAATTATCAATTAATTTCCTTACATTTTTCCATTGAATAACATTATTATTGGTTAAATAAAGTTTGCGTTTTGCCAATGTTTCACAATAGCAATCTTGCAATATAAAAATCCCGTTTTTTCTAATATTTAAACTAGGAAAATGGGGCATAAAATCGTTCCCCAGAAAGAAGCAGAGAAATATATAATCATTCAATAAGTTGAAATCAATATTTTCGTCTGTTTTATTTGTAATATTATATTGAATTTGATGACATAACAGTGGAATATCCAGCAAATAATTTTCATTCGCTTCCAAACTGCTATCAATACTTTTTATAAATTCGGGAGTTTCTCTGTAAAGATATATTTGATTACAATAAGACAAATGACAAATACTTAACATAATTAAATCGGCATCAAGACCATATATAAGTGTAGTTTTATCCCGATGGTCGTTATTTCTAATATATTCGAATAATTTATGTTCGCCTTCGCCTTCTTGAGTACATCCTGAAAATATAAATATATTAAGGAATTTGTTGTTTTCTTTGAAAATTTTAAAATGATTATCAATATATTTATCTAAATTTTTCATAAAATCAGTCCCGGGAGTTATCGAATTGGTGCTCCATTTCATATCTTCATATACTTCAAATTTTTCCAGTAATTTTTTATTAAATACCGATTTAAACCTTCTTTGCCTTTGTTGCTCTAATTTAGCATTAGGTGCAACCCCATCAAATGCTAGAAAACAGCAATTTGGATTTAGTAACTTTAAAATAACTTCTATTTTTTCACATACAGTCTTATAAATTAAATTTTCAAACTGTAATTTTGATTTGTAATCATTTTGAATTGAATATACTGCATCATAAATGATAGAGTTAGCGTCCATATATAGGTTATCGACGGATGTTTCATTTTTGTTATATTTTTTAATAATTTTGCGATGTTCTTTTATAATATGTGAGAAATAACTAGGTATGCCCATTACTTATAATATAAGTAATTCGTCTATATGAATTTCAATATTAATAATAATGAAAATCTTCGCGAAGTTAGTTTTACAATAATATTTTCTTTGTAAGAATATATCAACAAATATCATAATAAATATGAATACTTTAGAAGAAAATTTTGAAGTGAAAGGTTTTGACGACGACGACGTGCATAGAATAATATCATTGGTTGATAAATATCAAGCAATTGTTATTCGTGTCTTTAATAATATAAATATATGTAGGCATAATGACATTATATCACTACGTGATTATGAAAGTATAAATGAAAGTTTAAATGAAATAATAAATAATTGTAACTCGATAGTAGATAACATATATTTTATAGACGATAAAAAAATATTATACACCCAATTGCAGAAAGTGAATGATTCATTGTCATTAATAATGAAAAAGCATGGGGCATCTAATTGTGATGATTTGTTATTTGTTTGCTTTGGAACAGTTTATACAAAAACATTTACAGAATATCAAACAGAATTTTATTCAGAAATAATTTTAAAACATTTTATACCAATTGGTTATAAAACAATTTCTTGGGAATTTATTAATGATAAAACATTGAAATCAAGAACACCGAGTTCTATTTTTGAGGATGTTACAATTGCAGAAACCACAGAAACACTAGATGTTTTTGAATTAGGTAAATGTAATCGGGATAATTTTTTTCTGAAAATGCAAGGAGCAAAAATATGTTTTAAGAATGAAGCAACGCAGGAGACATTAATAGTTCGTGGATATTTTGATAATACACCAATTAATTATATACAAAATAGCAAGGTTCTTTCTTGTCGAAATGAAATATTGGAGAGTGTAAATTCGAATGATGATATTTTTAATACCCATTATAAAACTTTTGAAATGTACGTGAGTTCATTAATGTTAAAAGACCTACTAATAAATAAATCAACCGAACACTATGATATATTTGTAGGATATTTACACAATGTAAGGGCAATGAAGAAAAAATCTATTTCGAAGTTATGTCGTGAATTTATGTCAGTAGAATTATTTGAGCAGCGTGAAATAATATATCAACTATTATTATTTTCAGATGATTTTGAATTACAATTTATCGCATATTTGCTTTATGATTTATTATCTTTCAATAAGAAAGAAACAAATGATGAATCAGAGGAGCAGGACATAATATATAATAGTTTACCATATGTAATAAAATCTCAATTTAAGGGCGCAATGAAGGAAACAATAAAATATACAAATCGTTTAACTAATCCAGACATACAAGATGGTTTACCAATTGAGCAAAGAATATGCCTATTAAAGACGAATGATAAAGTAAAGGAAAAGGCAATGACAAAGTTGAAAGAGTTAAAATCAAAATCTGAAGATTCCGGTTCAAAAGCGCGTCAATATTTAGATGGTTTGCTTAAGATACCTTTTGGTTTATACTGCGAAGAACCTATTATGGGTGTAAGTGTAAAAAATATAGAATTATTTAAATCATTTATAAACGGGAAGGAGTATAATAGCAAAATATTAACCATTGAAAATAATTATGAATACAATCATTCCGAAGTATTACAATTATCTACAAAATATATACAAAAAAAAGCAGAATATAATGCTGCAACAAAATCAACTAACAAATTTAATATAAATATCTGTTACGAAAAAATAAATTTATTAGATACAACAGAAATAGTTGATATTTTTTCACAAATAGATACGGAATTTAACGAACTTAATACCAATATTATAATACCATATTATTCTAATACTTTCAATACACAAGAATTGCGTGATTGTTTAACATCGTGCTTGGATAATAACAAAAATAATACAAATTTTATAATAATGGTACAAGATATCCTATTGAAATATGGGTGTAATGATAATAGTATATGTAATTTACAACAAATATCTGTTAATACTAAATCAATACATAATTATTTTGGTGATGTTAGAAAAGCATTAGATGAATCGGTACATGGACATAAAAATGCGAAAAAACAAGTTGAACGTATAATAGGTCAATGGATAAATGGGGAACCTAATGGTTATTGTTTTGGATTTGAAGGTCCCCCAGGTACAGGCAAAACATCACTTGCTAAACACGGTATCTCGAAATGTTTAAAGGACGGGGACGGAAATTCGCGACCATTTGCATTTATAGCAATAGGTGGTTCTTCAAATGGAAGTACATTAGATGGTCATAATTATACTTATGTTGGTTCAATGTGGGGAAAAATAGTAGATATATTGATGGAAACCAAATGTATGAACCCTATTATTTTTATTGATGAAGTTGATAAGGTTAGTCGCACAGAAGCAGGAAGAGAAATCATTGGTATATTGACCCATTTAGTTGACCCTACCCAGAATAATACATATCAAGATAAATATTTTACTGGTATAGACATAGATTTATCAAAGGTATTATTCATATTTTCATACAATGATGTGGATTTAGTAGACAGAATTTTATTAGACCGTATTCATAGAATTAAATTTCAGCATCTATCATTAGAAGAGAAGTTGAAAATTAGTGAAGATTATATGTTACCGGAAATATTAAAGAAAATGGGCCAAACAGGAAATATTATTATATCTAATGATGTGGTACAATTTATAATTGAAACATATACGTGTGAAGCTGGTGTTAGGAAGTTGAAGGAAATATTATTTGAAATAATTGGGGAAATTAACTTAGAATTATTACACAATTTCGATGGGCGAAAATTTCCAGTTGAAATTTCAATAGATGATGTAAAACAAACTTATTTAAAAGATAGACAAAAGGCACGGGGTAAAAAAATACATAGTGAAAATAGAGTTGGTATAATTAATGGTTTATGGGCAAATGCGCTGGGTATGGGTGGCATTATTCCTATTGAAATGAAATATGTGCTAAGTGGTAACCCATTAGATTTAAAATTAACTGGTATGCAGGGTGATGTAATGAAAGAAAGTATGAATGTTGCAAAAACTTTGGCGTGGAGTATGACACCAGATCTAAGACAAGAACGTTTATTAAAAATATTTGATGGCACAAAAACACAGGGGATCCATATTCATTGCCCTGAAGGTGCTGTACCGAAGGACGGCCCGTCTGCTGGTACAGCAATCACAGTAACGATGTATAGTTTATTAAATGATATTAAGATTAAAAATACTATCGCAATTACTGGAGAGATAGATTTACACGGTAATGTAACTGCCATTGGTGGGTTAGATTTGAAGATAATTGGTGGGATAGAAGCAGGAGTAAAAGAATTTTTATTTCCTGAGGCGAATATTGACGATTTTAATAAATTTAAGGAGAAATATGGGGATAAAGATATTGTTAATGGCATAGAATTTCATCCAATTGGGCATATTAAAGAAGCTTTAAGTTTTGCATTAGAAAAATAATGTAACTATATTATATTATTATGATGAAAAACAATGGAAGTGCTTTAAGTAAAGTAAATTATGCTTGGCAATCTTTTTCTTTACTTGTGCCTATTTATGTTTTATTATATACAATTATGCAATCTATTGTTAATTTGAATTGGCAAGGTCTTATAATATTTGGGGTGATGATTAGTGCTATTTTATGCAATGAATTATTGGTAAGTAAAAACATATTAACAGCACCTTTGAACCTTACAAGTACCACTTGTGGTTTGTTGAACTTTAACAAAAATTTTTATATGACTAATAGCACAATAATATTAAGTTTTGCATTAGGATTTTATGGTCTTAATATGTATTTTGTAAAAAAGACAAATTTAGCATATTTAATCTTGTTAAGTTTCTTTTTACTAATGGATATAATATATTATATATTGATATGTAGCGGTGATGGAATTATGGTGCGATTAATAGTAAGCGTACTATTTGGTGGTGTTTTTGGTATTACATGGTCTTCTATTCATAATGTAATTTTTGAAACCAAAAAGGAAAAAGATACAACTACTACTTATGCGGTTTCTAATAATGGTCAACCAGTGGGTAATGGAGTAGTACCGGGATAATAATTTGTAAACAATATAATTATATAATAATTATTATATTGTTTTTCATACTACAGTATCGGGTTCAAATAAATGGAGATGTGATTTCATCCACTTTATAGTATTTTCCATAAATATATGCCTGTTAAATGTCGATGTCATTGCAAGAACATTTTTAATACTTGATGCTTTAAGCCATTCAGCGTGATATGTTCTGAATGCGTCTTTTGTGTTTCTGTTTTTATATTGTTCTAATATCTTGGTATCTTTATCTTTATATTTTGGATTTTTAGAATTTATTCTTGATGATACTTTATTATGAAAATTAAAAAATAAATCAATTAACTGTTGTTTAGATTTTAAATTATTAAAATTGCAATTAATTATAAAATTTCGGGAGTGATAACTACATTCAGGACAAGGTAAATTGCATAATATTTGACTTAAAAATAAATATATTTCATTCTTATTATATAACAGTTGCTGCTCATTAATATTTTGGCAGAAAATGTGTATAAATGACCAAATAGGAGGACCCCAATCTTTTAGCATATTAGTAATTATATAATATGGATATTTATAATTTATGAGTGTCTAAATAAATTATTAATTAATTAATAATTTATAATAAATGGATTTTAATATTAATATATAAAATAAAAAACGATGATGACTTGCACTGAATTTAATAATCTTTTACAAGAAAGTAATAATGACGATGAATTAAATTATACGGATGTTGATAGTAAACAATGCTTAATTACTGGGAATAACCTAACCGACAACTATATAACATTATCTTGTAATCATACTTTTAATTATGAACCATTGTACAATTCTGTAAAATCGTATAAATCGACTGCCACTAATTTGCGTGCTACACAAATGAAGTGTCCGTATTGTAGAGCAGTTGAAAATAAAATTTTACCTTATTATAAGGTAGGAAATGTTAAAAAAATTTTCGGTGTAAACCACCCAATGGAATATTCTATTTTATTAAATAATTGTGAAAATATAATGAAAAGCGGGAAACGTAAGGGCAAACAATGTGGCAGGATGTGTAATGGGAATAGTTGTTTTTATCACCAAAAGAAAATATCAAAAAAATAATATAAACTCTTCTTATATATTAGTAATATATGGAAGACGACCCAAAGACAAAACTAATATCATCTATAAAGGAATATGTATCATTTGATAGACAGATTAAGGAACGACAAAATGAGATTAAGATGTTAAAACAACGGCAAAAGGAGGTATCCAGTAATTTGGTGGAAGTTATGCGTTCAAAAGAAATTGATTGCTTTGAAATAAACAATGGACGTATTTTGTATAAAAAATCAAAGACAAAAAAGGCGATTAGCAATGGTTTTCTTAAAGTGATATTAGATAAATATTTTGATGGAAATCAGGAAAAGGTTGATGATTTAGGAAAATTTATAATGAATAACCGCATTGAAGTTGAGAAGGAAACAATTATGCTTAAACCAGATAAGGTATAAATTTTTGATTGGGTGGAAATACATAATAGAAAAAAATTGAAAAAAAAACGAATACTTAGATTTGTAATAAACAAATATAACAATATGGAATTTATATCTATAAACAATATTAATGATAATATTAATGATAATATTAATAAGTCTGCTT